TCATAGGATTTTATCGAGCAGATCGCGCGTGCGCTGCTTGCGTTGATCGAGCACATGTGAATAGGTGCGGGACGTCATTTCGAGCGAACTATGCCCGAGACGCTTCGCCACGAGTTCCAAATCCTCGCCCGCTTCGAGCAGCATTGTCGCATGGGTATGGCGGAGCGAATGGAACGTAAGCCCCTCGCCGAACTGCTTCACGAACTTATTGAACGAACGTATGGCAGTCAGACCGACAAGAGACCCGTCCGGATAACAGCAAATCAAATCATTATCTTGATAATACTTGCCGTAGAGCAGCTTTGTTTGCGCTTGCCGTGCGTGCGCGGATTTCAGTATCTTTTGCAGCGTATCACCGTAGGTGATCGTGCGGTAACTGCTTGACGTTTTCGGCGCGGGCTGAATCTGCTTGCCCGCCTCCAGTCCCTTGACCAGTGTCTGATGGATCGTGATCTCACGGGAGAACATATCGACATCGCTCCACCGCAGCGCAAGACACTCGCCGAGGCGGGCGCCCGTATGATAGGAGAGCGTGATCGGCAGATAGAGCACATGATCGGGCTTGTACCGCTCAAAAATCGCGGCGATTTCCTCCTTGCTGAATGTCCCGACACGTTTTGGTACCGCAACAAACTTCGGAATGCAGATATTCTGCGCCGGACTGTGGTCGATGTACTCGCACATATCCGCCGCGTAGACAAAGCCGCGTTTCAGAACCGCGCAGACGGTTCCAATCGTCGAGCGAGCAAGCCCGTGTTCCTTCATGTCGACGAGGATGTTTTGGAGCATCTTCGGGCGAATCATGCGTATCTGCATCGTGCCGATGGCGGGGCTTACATGGCGATGGTACAGACAGGAATAGGCACGCAGCGTATTCCCACGCGCGTTGACCGCGACTACATCGCGCAGATACTCCTCGAACAGCTCGTCCACCGTCTTTTTCGTCGGCGTCAGATACGGACGGCGTTCCAGTTCCATGACCGCTTGCGCATATGCCCGCGCAGCCTCCGCCTTCGTCTTGCCGCCGGGGATTTCCTTCCTCCGGCGTTTGCCGTCGCCGGTGATCTCGATCGTGTAGTACCACATTTGCCCGCGTTTACGAAAATAAGCCATAAAAAATACACCTTCCTCATAGACATACTCCTCGAGTAGGTGTTATAATCATATCGGTTGGGATATGGTTATAACACCTACCTTTCATGGTAGCGGGAAACCGCCGCCGGAGACCGTCTCGTGCTGGTAACACGGGGCGGTCTTTTTTATTTTGAAACCATAAAAGGTTAGGTTAAAACTCGTGATGTTGATTGTGCTGTTTTTAGATACAGAAACGAAAATATGCGATAAGAACCGAAAAACGGAATTTTGTGCTACTAGCGAAAATAAGAACCGAAAAACGGAATTTTGTGCTACTAGCGAAAATAAGAACCGAAAAACGGGATTTTGTGCTACTAGCGAAAATAAGAACCGAAAAACGGGATTTTGTGCTACTAGCGAATAATATTTATGAGTTTGGTAAACACATATAGCGTTTTTCGATCGCTGCCTGTCCGTGTAAGATAACCATCGGCGGCAAGCTTTCTCAGTTCCTTGTACACACTGGTTTGTGGCAGATTTAGAGCCGCTACGGCATCCTTCGGTTCAACTTTTAAGTTTTTGAACAGCAGATAGATTAGTGGCAGCATATCTGTTTTTACAACTTGCGTCAGCATCTCGTTATGTAATGCGATGATTCTTTTTGATGTCTCGATGTGTCGTGCGCTCTCCTCGGCAACACCATCAAAGAAGAAAGAGATCCACGCCTTCCATGCGGAGATCTTTTCCGTATCTGTTGTTACCTTGGATATGTTTCCGAGATGTAATTTATAATCATCATCGTGATCCGCAAAGTAACGACTGATGTAAAAAATCGGACGTGGAATAACTCCTTTGTAGAAGAGAAAAAGCGGAATAAGCAGCCGCCCAACGCGACCGTTGCCATCCTTAAAAGGATGAATCATTTCAAACTGTGCGTGCATAATAGCAGCTTGAATTAGTTCGAGAAGCTCGTTACCGTTTTCTATATAACTCACGAGATTGTCTATATACTCATCTGTAAGTATTGGTGGGAGCGGCGTAAAGTTCCCTAATAAATCGTTGCGGATGAAGTTCTGTTCAGACTTAAATTCTCCCGGCGTCTTGGTGGCACCACGAACATTATTTTCTAGCAGTAAAATGTGGAGTTCTTTTATTAAATTTTTTGACATTCCTCTGTCAGTATTTCGAAGAACATTATATCCATGCTCGATTGCATTACAATAATTATTGATCTCTACAATATCATTCTTTATAGTTTCTGAGGAAGTATTATCATTTACAACGTCTTCCGCAGTAGCGATTGTCCCCTCAATTCTTGAAGACAATACCGCTTCTTGTAATGTTAAAGATGTGATTAGCACTTCCGGATTTGGAAGATTTTGCAAGTATCCGATGAACTCGGCAAGCTTCCTATCTTGTTTTATAATCTTTGATATGAATGTTTTGTCATTGAACAAATCCTTTTGAAGCCCTTCATTTGGTAATTTTGATGGAATATGAGGAGCCGGGAAATCATTGAAATCCATAGTTGTTCATCCTCTCTAAATAATGATGTACAATCTCTAAGCGGTATACCGCGACCTCGGCGTCGATCTCGTTCATGGCGATCGGTACGCCGGGATCGGCAGAGAACAACGAAAGGACATCCGCTACTTGCTTAACTCCCGATATATGAGTATCGGCGCAATACTAAACTGCTGCTCGCCGCTATCATTGTATAGGAACTCGGCAGCCTTAGCCATAGCATCCATAGCGCCTCTCATCTGATTTGTGGACATAGGAGCAAAGGGCTGTTTTTCATCAATAATACCGATGACATTCCACTGCCCGGGCAGCACAGTCCCATAGATAGATACAATATCGCGGTAGTCCATCAAGATATAGTCATTTTTGAGAATCCCCCGAATGACCGTACCATCATCAAGCGAGCACTCCATCTCGATATTCAGCGGAATTATTTTCTTGATAAAATCAAAAATCTTAACAAATTCTTTTATGTTTTTCTCATTGATGGGGGCAGAGCCGGTACCAAACAAAGCCTTGTTTTTAGCCATTGCAGGAATAAAAGTTTCAAATTCCTTGAAATCTCGTATCGCGAGACGGCAATGAAGATGTACCAGTCGACCAATACAATCATCAGGTGGAGCTGCATCAATCCGCTCTAAATCAAGACTTGAGAGTAGACTAATCACATTATGGTCATGCGGGTCAATACTGTACTCCCTTAGTGCTGAAGAAAGATTGCTTTTCCCAAAATTGGCGGAAAAGACACTGATACTGCCCTTCATCGTATGAGAAGAGCCGTGAGTAGTGTTGTCTTGCATCTTCACACTCCGCACGGCTCCGTCTAGCAACTGGGCAATATATGAATCAATTCGGTACGTATCCTTGTAGAGAATATCAATCAGTTGGGTCTTTTGTTCGGATTCCATTTGACCGTTCCCGGATGTGTCCATTTTTCCATGTCCTTTCTAACAGCGTCAACACGCGAACGGGCGGCGTCATCATCACGCCGGAAATCCTTTTTTGCAGACTTCATTTCCCGCATTATTGACTTTACATTACTGAAAAAGTTCATGTGACCGCCTCCTCAATCAAAGTATATTAGCTGCCGTGCAAAATGTAAATATGCAATTTTCGGGGAACATCCTTCCTGCCGCCTACGGGCGGTCTTTTTTTATGCGTTTTTTGCGGCGTGCGTAGACGTGGATGCCGATGACCTTGCCGCCGCTTTTTTCTCCGCGATGAGTTCGGCGCGATATGCCGCGACCTCGGCGTCGATCGCGTCCATGTCGATTGGCGGGGCGGGATCGGCGGGGGAATTTGCCGCAGGGGCGGTGTCCTGCGCGGGGGCGGGGGACGGCACGTCCTCTGTGCCATCCTGCGCTCTGTGCGCGGTGAGCTTTGCGGCGAAGTCGCGTGCAAAGTCAAGTACCTGTTGGCGCTCCTCGGGTGAGAAATCAAGAAACACCGTCAATATCTCAATCTCACGTTCAGAAAGATTGAGTTCGTCCTTCATGCGCTCAATCAACGCGGGCGTATCGTCAATAAACATCTCGCCCGCGCCCGTGCGCAGCCAATCTTCATTGACGCTGTACGTTTGGCAGATTTGGGAAATAGTGCGGTCAGTGAGGGCGCGTACGCCTGTTTCAAGTGCTCCATAGCCGCCTTGACTTATTCCTATACCTTTTCCAAATTCGCCCTGCGTTAATTTCAAATATTTTCGTATTTCCTTTAAGCGCGTTTGCAACTCGTTCACGGGACAAACCTCCTTTAGGCTTAATATAGCACAAAACAAACATCTTAGCAATAAAAAATATAATAACCTATTGCAAAAATAAAATCTTAGTTGTATAATAGGGCGTGAAAAGAGAAAAATAAACAACTGAGTAATATATGGGAGGTGAAAAAATGGGAGAGAAAGTAACTGCTATGCGCGACTTGGTAGACATCATCCGTCCGGGGACGCCGGACGACCGCGAGCGTATCGAAATCGCCACGGCGGCATTCGTCCACGGGATGAAAATCCAACTGGAGAATGCAAAGAAGGCACAGACGGCGCACACCGCGCCGCCCGCCGTATACAAAAAAGCGACCGCGTAGGGCGGTCGGGAGAGGAGGGCAGAATAGGGGGCGGCTATGGAAAAAGTTCAATGTCCGTACTGTGGAGTAGAGGTAAAGAAAGGGAATTTTTGTGAACGGTGCGGGGCGAAACTGGTTAAGCTGTGTGACTGCTGGGTTCTTGAGCCCGTTCTTGGTCGGGCAAGACAATATGACTGTGGGCTAAATGAATGCCCCGGTCATATGTTGTTTACCAACCCATCAACTCGTTCAAAAGTGTTTGAACACATTTCTCGGCTACAGTAGAACGCAAGGCGTTCAATGTATCCTTACCGGCAGCTTTAAGGTGTTTTTTGATTTGCAGCGCAGAAAAAGATGTTTCGGGAATGTCTACAAGTAGATTTGGAAAGGCGTTCTTGAGGATTTTTTTATCAGAAACATCTAGTTCGTCTGCGAGGTCAATAATTCCGTTGAAGGATTCTATCAGCGCGCTTGTCCACGGATAAGGATTACCACAGTTGTGACAATAAGAAGGGCGGGAATAGGTGGCGTCAAAAAAGATTATTTCGTCACTCCGAATCGTTCCTCTTATGGGAGTTCCGCAATCCGGGCATGATGATATTGTTGGCGAACCACAATAGGAGCATCGCGGTGTCCCACGTTCCTCCGATATGTCGGTAGTGATAACGTGTCCTTTTGAGCAAATTTGAGCTTGTGCATAGGTCAGCATAATAACAGTCCTTTCTATATGTTGTTATAGGAGGATTCGACGCATGAGGGAGAAAACCTGCCTTAATCGGTAACGACTTCAAACAGCACAGCAACGCAAAGAAGGTGGCGCAGGCGGCACATGCCGCCCCGCCGCATAAAAAAGCGACCGCATAGGGCGGTCGGGAGAGGAGGTGGATCCTATGACGATAGAGCAGTTTATCTTTTTTAGCTTGATGCTTTTGGCATCGACGATTATCAACGTGACCGTTGCCGGATGGCTGGTTCTGAAGATGGCAGAACTCCTTTGGGAGAAGATTCAGCGGCTATAGACATACAGCGCGGAAAGAGAAAGCCAACGCTGTTAGATATGCCTGGTAGCTTGTTATCTGACATGTTGCGTCAGGAGAGACGGACACATGTATGTCATGTTCAACGGATTCAAAGAAATGGGTGTTCTTGAATCGCTCGATCGCTTCCGTATCATTTCCATTGATTTTTACACCGCTCATATTTCTCGTAGGAATGTCTATCAACCCTAGTCGTGCTAGATTTCCTACGGCGAGGGATACGGAATTATCGTATTCGGGGAAGTTGTCTGAGATGTATATATCGGATATTACATTCGACACATCAGGATTATCTTTTGTGGGGATCAGGCAATATAGCAGGGAGGTAGGATTATCGAATACAGATAGCACTTTGGCATCCAGTGGCGCCATTTGCTTTATGATGTCAACAAAAGCGTGGTGAACCGTATCTTCTTTTCTTTTATCAAGGGATGCTGCGATTAAGCGAGCAAACATTTTCCGAGGGACGTCTTTCTCTATGTAATATTTAGAGGCTTCTAGGGCAGGGCCAATCAAGCTGATGTCCGGTTCTTCTTGGATATATTCAGGTGGGATGTCCTTAACACATTCTTGGATGTCCTGCCCATACTGTTGTTGACTCTCATTGTATTTCAGAATCCTGTTTTCCAGCCGAGTGTTCAGTGGAGCAAAGACAGCTTCCCAAAGTAGATTGATAGTTTTTGCAGGTGCTTCAGCGCCCTTTGTAGCCATTGTTGTGCCAAAAGCTACAAGGGCAGATGTAATGGTCGGATCCATAAGAAACATCCTTTCTCGTGACGGGGAAATTCTATACACACCGTTATTATACCACGCTATGGAATCGAGAGAAAAGTCCATTCCTTGCGACGGATGTGAGAGAATCCATGAATGAGGAACGAAATCACGACGGCGGCATTCGTCCACGGGATGAAAATGCAGCTGCGCACGCGCGGCCGCGCCGCGCCCCCCCCCCCCCCCCCCCCCGCCGTATACAAAAAAGCGACCGCGTAGGGCGGTCGGGAGAGGAGGGCAGAATGAGAACGGTAGGCGAATGGATAGGAACATTATGCAGATTGTTTTCTAGAAAATGTCACACCGTTATAACGAAAGAGATGCTGCGGAATCTAGGTCTTATTTCAAGCAAATATACACTTGTATGTGATAAGACGATTTGCTTTGAGACAATAGAGGAGGCTGAAGTTGCGATAACGATACTCTCGCAGCTCTCCTCATTATCAAAACAAGATTTTCGTATCATTTCGCTAGAATCCGAGGAGTACATCGATTATCTTGCGCAGATGTTCGGGGTACAAGGCTTCGATTAAAGCAAATCCGGCGCAAAGCAGCCACCATACAAGCTGGCATATACGCGTGAGTAGGCTTTCTGCACTGACGTCCAAATAGGACAATACGGATCTCGGCAGTGTGATAACCGTATAAACCCAACAGATAGGATTAAAAGCGTTTATCATGCGGTCTTTATACACGCCCAATGCTTGTGTTATCAGCCGCGATATTGGCGCAGCTAGATCGCGCTCATGCGACGGGAAAGAGTCTAAAACGCTTGCGTGGTAGAGACTACTGAATCCTGCAATCGAACCGATTCTGGCCACTGTTCTATCGTGTAAGCCAGCTTTCAAAATTAGTTTTCTGAGGACGGGGGCTTTTTCAACGGCATCGGAATCAGTACCATTCAGCCACCTCTCATAAGAAATGGCAATGCTATCCAGCTTGAGATAGGAAACGAGGTTATCGAGAAAGTAGAACACAGGAATTAAAATCAGGTATAACCAGTTCATATAAGCCTCTCTTATGCTGTTGGAGTTATTTATCCTTTTAGTATGGGAGATTCGACGAACCGGCGAGAAAAACCTGCCGTCACTTGGAGGTGGTGAAGAATGGTCAGAGGGATACGCTCGAAATCATCGAGACGGCGCGCAGGTGCGAGGACGCGCGGGATGCGCGTATGATTCGGCAGGCGGCGGTGTCCTACGCATCAGGATTCGCGCAGGGATATACGCAGGGGGCGGCATCTGCGGCAAAATCACAGGCGGCACACGCCGCCCTGCCCGCATACAAAAAAGCGACCGCGTAGGGCGGTCGGGAGAGGAGATAAAGATTATGTCCAGATCAACAGAAATTGATTTCAAAACGTATCAGACAGTTGACGCAGCGCTGCGGGAGTTCGATTCCTCTCGATGGAGTAAATCGTTTGATCAAGTGGATTATCTTTTTGGACGGCTGGAAAAATCCCTCAAAGAAGAAGGGATCGCTCGAACCCCGGCAGTGGAAAAAGTAAGCGACCTTCTTGAGGAGATAGAAGGAAGAATGAAAGAGATAGAGAGGCTTATGCCCCGTTTGAAGGGCGACATTCATGAAACTGCGATTAGCATAGACTATGACCACGCGAACGCATCGGCGAAAAATGTGGATAGCGCAACGGGTGACGCAATGAAAAAGACCGCCTAAATTGGCGGTTGGGAGAGGAGGCACATATGAACGAGGAGCGAAAAAGTCCGCGCGCAAAGTGGCGGGATGTAATCGAAACTCTCTTTTATGCGGTCGGCTGGTCTGCGGTGATTCATGCAGTGGGTCAATACATGAAGGGAGATATACAAGAAGCTATATTTGAGCTGTTACTTGTCGTTACTGCTGTTATCGGTCTGTCCGGGATTGTTCTGATAGATTTCACAAAGAACAAACAGATTGAAAAGTAGCATCATAGACACCGGAAGGTTTGCCGGGTCTTGTGCCACTAAGTAGAGGGCGCAGGACATAAAGCTGCCGCCTAATACCTTGTATTGTTCCATTGCAGGAATGAGGATATGGCGGAGCTGATACCATGCTGTTCGCTCTTTATCGGATAGCGTCGTTTCAAATTTATTGCGCCATTCATGCAATCGCTCAGTATTCTGCGTGGGATTTGTCAAAATATCCTCGGGAATATCAATAGAGGCGACGCTGGTAACGAGCGCCTGTTGATATTCTGCGGGCATGGCATTCATGGCGGCGGTGTACTGCCGCAGCATGGCGGATATAGCGGCAAGGTATTCGGGCGGTATGGCCTGTACGGTTTGGTTGGGAACCGTACAAGCGGCTATCCGCTGCGCCTCTGCCATCGCCCGCCAAACGTGCGGCGGGTGCGCGGCGAGGATTCTATTGGTGGTCTCTTGCGCAGCTTTCCACGCAGCGATCATTTCGGGAGGGAGGTTGTTCATTGGATCACGTCCTTCATGATGGGGGATTCGACGAATGAGGGAGAAAACCTGCAAGGGCAGAGAGGTGATAACACGTGAGAGTGACATATTGCTGTCGCTGTGGGCGCATATTTGAAAAGGGCGAGAGCTTTCACCGCATTTATGCGAGGGGGAGGCTCATGCCCGTGTGTCGAGACGAACATCTTTGCGGGCAGCGCGCGGAGAAAAGAGCGCACAGCAGACGTAACGACGGGAAAAAGAACGGTCATTATTAGGGAGGTATAAAGGATGCCGAGTGAATGGCGGGTTTGGGAAGACTACGGCGGGCGCGGGAATGTGAAATATCGGGTCTATCGTCTGCGGGATGCAGACGCGCCGGATCTCCGGGAGAACCGGGAATATCTCGGCGACCATCATAACGATGGGGGATTTGTCTTCAACTGTTACCATCAAGCAATGCAGACAGTACACCTGCGGAATGATGTTCTGGGTGACAGACCGCGGCAAACGGTCTATTGAGAAAGAAAGGAAGTACATAATGATTCAGCCGATACCGTGCACAAGATTTAAGAACGCAACCGCAGACGAATGGATCGCAAAGCTGAACGAGGAGATCGGCGAGGTCAAAGAGATTGCGGAACTCTATGACATGTGCGTCGACGAGGATGACATTCCCGTCGAAGGGTTCAAAAACAGCCTCATGGAGGAGCTCACCGACGTCATTACGGTATGTGTGTCGTGGCTCGATGCGCTCGGCTGCGATGCACAGAAGCGCAGTGACCTTCAAGACATCATCAATGAGAAGAACAGAGCGCGCGGCTATTTCAGAGAGCCGTAACTGAGGAGGAGTCAGGAATGAAGGTACTCATGAAAGCCTCTTATTATTTTGGGTATGCGGTCGGGACAATCAACGCTTACAGAACAATGAGGCGGGGAACAAGCGAATCTGAAGGGAAAGAAACATTAGATGATGGCGGAGAACGGCGCGAAAAAGCGAGCAGGACAGATTGGTGGCAGTTGGCGTGTCTGCTTGTCACCGTGTACTGCATCGGATTTGTGTGTGGCATGGCGGCGCTCTATATGCTCTGCGGGCGGTGGCTGCGATGACAGAGCAGGGGAAGAAAGACAAAAAGGAGCTCATCCTGGACGATGCAGATCGGCTGCTTTCCATCGAGGAAGCCGCCGCCCGTCTGCGTACGTCACATACGTTCGTCAGCAAGCTGATCGACGCGCGGCTTTTGCCCGCCATCCGTTTTGGGAAGAATCGCCGCATTCCGAAAAGTCTCTTTAATCAATTTGTCGTTGCGCATGTCGATGAGGATCTTCCGACGGTGGTCGAAAAACTCCTGGAGACAACGGCATAAGAGGCGGCTGCGGGAACGCAGACGAAACGAAATGACGACTTTCTTCTATATAAAATACAAAATAGAAAATGCTCGGGAAAGTGACCGAGAGAGGAAAAGGACAGAGGCGGCAGCATAAAACGAAACACCGGATTTTATACTGCCGCCGTATTTTTTAGCAGACGAACGCCGTCTGCTGTCCCCCTCGTTAAACATATTGTTTTAACGACCACTCCTTCTTCGAGGAGGTCTAGGGACAGCGGGCAGGACGAAGACCGTATTCTGAAATTAGGGGTAAGGGTATGCCGTACATCAGAAAGACGATCAAGCACGGAAACATCATCGAGGTATGTAAGTATACGAACGGAAGATATTGCAGGAAAGGGCAAAACGCTCCTGCAGTGAGGGAGACGCCAAAAGAACAGGTCGCGTGGCAGGAAAAGAACGATATTCGGAAAGTGTGGCGGCTCCTTGATAACAATTTCGGCTCCGGTGATCTGTGGGTCACGCTGACCTATCCGGCGCGGGCGCGTCCAAGCGCAGACGAGGTGCGCGGGAACATGCAGGAGTTCATGAAGCGTCTGCGCAGACTTTACAAGAAGGCGGGGCAGCTCTGCAAATACGTGTATAGCGTCGGGCGCGGGAAAAGAGGAGCTGCACACATCCACATGGTTCTGTCGAAATTCGACATCGAACAGATTCGCGACCTGTGGGCGCGCATCGTCAACGGCGGCGCATGGGTACGAACGGATTTCCAACCGCTCCACAAACACAAGGACTATCATAAGCTGGCATCATACATCATCAAGAACAGCGCGGAGGATTGGGCAAGTCCCGATCCCGTGTTCAAAAAGCGTTATTGCAGCAGCCGCAATCTGACGCCGCCGCCGGAAAAACGCAAGATCATCAGCGCGCGGGAGTGGAAGAAAGAGCCGCCGGAAAAGCCCGGGTACTATATCGACAAGGAGCGGAGCTATCAAGGATTTACTTCCTACGGATACCCGATACAATATACCGTCTATGTGAAACTCGAGGGGAGGCGACCGGATGAATTTGCAGAGGGCAGGGGCGCTCCTTGGAAAATACTGCAAGAGCAGGGAGAAGAAACGCTACGCGGCTTGCAAAATCGAATTTTGCAGATATAAGCAGGGGAGGTGTAACCATGAAATCCGAAAAGGAACTTGATTTTATCAACGTCGGGAAAACCGCAGAGGCGATGAAGTCCGCAGGATTTTTCATCATGTTCGAGCATGGCGGGAATCATTACGCGATGACCGAGACGTTCATCCTGCGCCTTCGTCCGCGCGATGCGTTCCGTCTCCAATGCAAGCTGGAGGTGGAATGTTTTGGCGTGTGGTATCAGAGAGTGAGGGGCTGCACAGTAACGGCGGACAGAAAGGCGGAGATTGAAACTTATGCCGCGAAGTATGAGACGCTGATTTCCGAGGCGTTAAACCGTGGGGAGACACTGACACCCACGGGGCTGACCGTTGATTCATTCAACGACTGCGCCGTTGATGCGGCGCTTTTTGCGGGCGAACACGGTTATGCAGCCATCCGGAACCGTTTGCTGGAGATGCTCGGCATCGGCTCGCCGGAGATTGTACGCGCCGGAGATACTGTTGTCGTGAACGGCTCACAGGTGATCGCCGTGCTGAATGACCCCGTGTGGCAGGAGAACCCATATGTGGCGAAACGTGAAGGAGGAAGCAAGCAATGAAGAAGGGCGTTATTCTGCAAATCCCGTTGGAGCTCCTAGAGGAGGACCCGTATAATTTCTTCGAGACCGTGGGCAGCGTTGAAATCGAGGAGAAGAATGCCGAGCTGATGGACAGCATCGAGGAAGACGGTCTTCTGCATCCGATTGTCATTCGTCCGGCAAACGAGGAAGAAAGTCGTTTTTTCATCATCTCGGGTGTGCGGCGTTACCAAATGTACCGACGGCTGCATGAACAGGGCAAAGAGGAATACGGGAAAATCCCGTGTGTCATCAGAAACATCAAAGACCCTTTGCAGGTCCGGCGGCTGCTCATCGAGGCGAACACGAGTAGCCGTGATCTGTCCGACTGGGAGAAAGCGAAAGCGGTCGAAGCCTATGGCGCCATTCTTGAAGAGATGAAAGCGGCGGGGGCGGAGATGCCGGGGCGCCGCCGCGACCACATCGCCGCCGCGCTCAAGATGAGTAAGACGACTGTCGGCAAGTACGAGCATATCAACAAGAATCTTTCGGACGAGTACAAGGAGGAGATGAAGGCGGGCAATATCGGTATCAGTGTCGCCGATAAACTCGCAGGACTGCCGGAAGAAAAGCAAAAGGAGATGCACAAAAAGACGGGTGGCAATACGCGGCTCGCTGACTTCACAGAAAAGAAAATATTCGCCGACCCCGACGATCAGCCGCAGATATACGAGGTGAAGCTGCTCATCCCCCCGGAGCAGGGACACATCACGGTCAAGATTGCAGAATTTGACGGGAAATATTACGGCGGCGGGGGTGGCGCGTCAGCGGACGGGCGTGTGACGTTCCTATTCCTGTGGCAGCAGGACACGGGGCATAACACCTATGAGGAAGCCTTTGACGCAATCCTTGATAAGATGGCAAAGGAGGCGGACAGCGCGCCCATTCTCGCAGGGCGGGAGAAAACGGAGAACGCCGCCGAAAGCGCGGACTGGGAGCAGGAGAGCGGAGCAAACCCGGACTTTGACCCCGACGTCGAGATTAACGCACAGACCGAGATCGTTGCAGATATGGAAAAACAGGCGGCAGCATTCGCAAAGGTCGCGGATGTTGCGGCGGAAGAGGGGCGTCCTATCGCAGAGAAACTATATCGGCGCAAGAGCGGAATCATGTACGAGATTGTACGAGAGCGCAAAAAAGTCATCCGCGACACAATGGGGATTGACCTTTTCTAGGCATCCGGATATAGACGACGGGAGGAGATACCGATGGACAGCATATATATTTATCTCACTGCGGGCGGGGCGGCTCTGCTCGCCGCCGTCCTCATCGGACGCGCGAATCATCACAGCGATCAGACGCTCCGTGTCAAGAACTGGAAGCCGCGGGAAAGGATGCAGCCGGGCGATGAAGATTAGGGAATACATGAAGCTGCGCTATCTCGTCCGCGGTCTTGCTGCGGAAATCCGAAGGGCAGAGCGAGAGGTCTGTAAACAGCAGAAGAAGAGCCGCAAGAACATCAAGGCGCGGCAGCGCAGAAAGCGCAGAAAGAAGGGCAAGCGGCAGCATGAAAAATAAGCAATGGTTTTGTGAGGAGTGCCATATCCTCATGGAGCAGAAAGGCGATTTTGCAAAATGCCCGGTTTGCGGCGCGGAGGTATGGCATCGTGGCGAGGGGCAATATCGGAGAGAGATGCCGGGGGCGGACATCGCAGTGAAGATACATGGGCGATGGTTCTGCCAGAACTGTCGCACGGAGATGGAGCCGATCACCGAGGACTTTGCCAAATGTCCGCACTGCGCCGCCGAGGTGTGGTACGGAAAAACGCCACATGAAGTCCGGCGACGGGAAGAACATTTGACCAATGACGAGATCGAAGAGCTGATGAGAGACTTTTCACAGAATCACAAGGGCACCGTGTACGAGGCGATGATCGGCGGCAAGGCGGCGCGCGGCGGCAGCGGCAGCAAAAACGGAAAAGGGAAAGACAAACGCGAGGCACGAAGGAAACCCACGCATGAAGAACTTTTCAGAAGATTGGTGAACGGGTGTTGACAATCTCCTCCCCGTCTGCTAATATGTGAGGCGTGAAGGTGTCCCCACTGGAACATCATACAGACGCGAGCCGTTCGGAGAATATCCGGGCGGTTTTTCTTATGCCTGTTTTTCCGCCACAGTCATGATGCTGCGGCGGCCTTTTTTGTGTGGAGGAGGCGCGGCAATGCCTACGGTTCAGTGCAGCCGTCACGACTGTCTCTATAACGACGACGGTGTCTGCACGTGCGGCAGGATTGAACTGCGCGCCGGTAAGTGCAGAGCATACACACACCGCGCCGAGCTTACCGCACTCATGGGGACAAAACAAAAGGCGAATGCACACCGAGAGAAGGGGCGATTCAAAAACAACACGGGGCGGGTCGTTCGATGAGCCGAGAGGAATCACTCAGAGACGGGCAGCGCTTATCGGAGGAGCAGCCCAAGGAGCGCAGAGAGCAGAGCGCAACAGGAGGAGTGCATAGCGGAGAGGAGCGCAGCAGCAGCGGCACACGTCGGTGCACAGTCGGCAGTGAGCACGCGTGCGGAGGAGGAACACAGCGGCAGCACCGTAGAGAGGCGAGCGAGCCCTACGGACATGCCGCTCGCCGTACCCGTGTGCGGCACGCGGCAGCCCCCCGGGGGTCACAGGTACTTCCGGAGCAGCCCCGCTGTACGGGTCTGTCGAATCCCGGGCGCTGCCTCCGTGAAAATCGAAAAAACGGATTGACAATGTGACAAAACAAGGGAAGTGAGGCGAGATGGCGGAGCAGGCAAAAAAAGAGGGCGGACAGTTATTAGAAAATTGCTTTATTGTCCCGACCAAAACAGCCTGCGATTTCTTCGGCATTTCCCGCGAAACTTTGTCAACTTGGGCGGAAAAAGGAGCACCGAAAGAAGGGCGTGGAAAATGGAATCTTAAAAAGCTGACGGAGTGGCGCTATAAAGGCGAGCACATGGAAAGCCCGTCACTCCGAAAACTGAGAGCCGAGGCGGATTTGAAAGAATCCAAGGCGAAGCAGGAAAAAATCAAACTCAGCGTTGCAGAAGGGAAATTTCTGCCCGTTTCTGAGGTGCAGGAAGAACTCACGCGAATGACGCTGAATCTCAAGAAATCTATGCTTGCGATCGGGCATAACGTCGCGGCAGAACTGGCGACGACGGCAACGACGGAGGTCGCGGAGCTGGCACGAAACGAGATTGACAAACGCATCAGAGAGGCGCTGGAGGAGGTGAGCAGGTATGGCAAGTACAGCGGTCGGAAAACGCGAAAAGGCAGGAAGAAAAGCACCTTATAGCGCGTGGATCATGGCGGCGCTCAGAGTGCTGAAACCACCGGAGAATCTAACCGTGTCCGAGTGGGCGGACAAATACCGCGTCCTATCTCCAAAGGACAGCGCGGCGCCCGGTCGCTGGCATACGAGCCGGACGCCGTATCTTGAACAGCCGATGAACTGCTTCAATGATTTGCATGTGCGCGACATCACCTTCGTTGCGGGGACGCAGCTCGGCAAGACGGTCATGGAGCAGAACATGATTGCCTACGCCATTGACCAAGAGCCGGGACCTATGCTTATCGTCTACCCGACGGATAAACTTGCAGAATTTACAAGTCAGAATCGATTGCAGCCGATGATTGCGCTCTCAGAGCCGCTGCGGAAAAAGTTCGACGCCGAGCATAGTCAGCGCCTCGAACTGCAATTCGCGGACATGTATATTGCGCTCGTCGGGGCAAACTCAGCCTCGGGGCTGTCCTCACGTCCCGTGCAGTATGTGTTCTTCGACGAGATTGACAAGTTCCCGCGCTGGACGGGACAGGAAGCCGATCCGCTGAAACTTGCCGAGGAGCGCACAAAGACGTTCTACAACCGCAAGATTGTCAAGGTCAGCTCGCCGACGCTCAAGACGGGGAATATATGGCAGGGGTGGGAGCGTGCCGAGGCGCGGTATGAATACTTCGTGCCGTGCCCGCACTGCGGGGCATATCAGACGTTCCAAATGAAAAATCTGCGCTGGCCGGAGGAGACCAAACCGCACGATGCAGCGAGGGTCGCCTCGTATCACTGCGAAGCGTGCGACGAGATTATCGAGGACAAACGCAAGATGCAGATGCTGCGTGACGGTGAGTGGCGTCCCGTCGGCGAAGCCGTTGCGCGTCCGCGCAAAGTGGCGTTTCATCTCTCGTCCTTCTATTCGCCTTGGCTGACCTTCGGCGACATCGCGGCGGAATTTTTATCGAGCAAGGACGCGCCCGAAAAGCTCATGAATTTCATCAACTCATGGCTCGCGGAACCGTGGGAAGACAGGGCGTCGCGTATGAAATCCGACGTAGTTGCAGAAAAAGCCCTGCCCTATGAGCGCGGCGTCGTCCCGGAAAAAGCGCAGCTTCTGACCTGCGGCGTCGACGTGCAGCTCGATCACTTCTGGTACAGTGTCCGCGCATGGGGACCGCACATGACAAGCTGGCTCGTCGAGAACGGGCGGGCGGAGACATGGGCGGATATCGAAACCATCATCGACCGTAACTATCCCGATGAAAACGGGGAAATCCGCAACATCAATCTCGCCTGTATCGATTCCGGCTACAACACGGACGAGGTGTATCAGTTCTGCGCCGAGCATATGGGGCTTGCCGTCCCGACCAAGGGCGCGAGCACGACGCTGAAGGCGCGGTACAGCGTTACAGTCCTCGATAAGGGCAGCGCGTTCGGATTACGGCTCTACACATTCGACCCGAACCAAATGAAGGACTATATCGCGGGGCGGCTTGCCGTCGCAGCGGGGGCGGAGGGCTCGTGGAACGTGTACCGCGACATCGAGCGGGAATACTGCGACCAAGTATGCGCCGAACAGAAAATAGAAAAACGTGACAAGAAGGGGCGGGTATCGCGCGTATGGGAGAAGATTACGACGCACGCACAAAATCACTATCTGGACACAGAGACGAACAACATCCTAGCCGCCGAAATCATGGGCGTGCGCTATCTCATGGACCCCGAAGACGAGGTGCGGGAAAAGGCTCCATTCGAGGAGGACGCGGCGCATGACTGGCTCGGCGGTGTTGGGAAAAATTGGTTTTAGGCAGCGAAAGGGGGTGAAACGGTGGAGACCTTGGAGACACAACTAGAGCGGGTACAAAGCGCGATTGCGGCGATCGAGACGGGTGCACAGGAGTATCAAATCGATAATCGGCGTCTGACGAAAGCCGACCTTGCGACGCTCTACAAGCGCGAAGCCGCGCTGAAAAGCGCGATCCGGACGGCAAACGGCGAGAATATCTTTTACGCGCACACCGGACGGCTATGAAGCGCGGCGTGAATATCATCGAACGGATGATAGCCGTACTCTCTCCGCAGTGGGCGTGCCGCCGCGCCGCGTACCGCGAATATTTCCGCGCGTACGAGGCGGGAGAGGTGAGCCGCTTTACCGACGACTGGATGCCCGTCAATGCGGATACGGAGAACACGGACAAGACGCAGCGCGACCTCATCAAAGCCCGCGCCCGCTACCTAGAGAACAACAGCGACATCGCGAACGCCGCCGTCAGCGGTATTATCCGCAACGTCGTCGGAACGGGGATCAAGCCACAGGCGCGGACACCGACGGAATCGCTCAACGAGCGGATTGAGGAGTTGTGGGCGCAGTGGATTCAGCCGGAACACTGCGATGTCACGGGACAGCAGTCCTTCTACGAGATACAGGCAATGTTGCTTCGACGGCAAATCTACGACGGGGAAATTCTCGTTAAAAAGGTCTATGACAATAAGGCGGAGATTCCGCTGAAATTGCAGGTCATCAAATCCGACCTCCTTGCACAAAATCAACTCCATGCGCCAAAAACGGGCAATATCATCCGCTCGGGCATCGAGCTGAGTGAGCACCTAAAGCCGCTTGCATACTGGATTGAAAAGAAAACCGCCGACGGGTATGTGCTATATGACCCCGACCGTGTTCCTGCCGAGGAGATGATCCATCTGTGGCTGCGATTGCATCCCGATCAGATTCGAGGTATGTCGATGTTGACGCCGATCATTCGGCGCATCAAGGCTACAAGCGATTACTTAGAGGCGGAAGAGATTGCGGCAAGGCTCGCCGCGTGTTTTGCGGTATTCATTACAACACAAATAGGTGGCCCCGGCGCTGTTGGGCGAAACACACAAAAGGACGGTGAGGGAAAGCAGCTAAAGACGATGCGCCCCGGTATGGTCACCTATCTGAACCCCGGGGAGAGCGTCACAACGGCGAATCCGTCGCGCTCCGTGACGAGCGCAAAGGACTTCGTCGGATTACAGCAGCGTCTCGCGGGGGCGGGCATGGGGCTTTCCTACGAGCTCATGAGCCGCGATTTCACAAAATCGAGCTTTTCAGCAGCGCGGCAAGGAATGCTTGAGGATCGTAAGACCTTTGAGCCAATCCAACAATACCTGGAGACGCATCTTTGCCAAAAGGTCTATGAGGAGTTCATGGACGCCGCAGTGATAGCGGGGCGGCTGAGTATTCGGGACTATTGGGAGAACCGCCGCACCTATACGCGTGCGGAATGGATTGCGCCCGGGTGGTCGTGGATTGACCCCGAAAAGGAAGTAAACGCTGATATTAAGGCGATGGCATCGGGAGGAAAGACGCTCGCGCAGTGGTGTGCCGAGCGAGGCTACGACTGGCGGGAGCAGCTCCAACAGATGGCACTTGAAAAGTCAACTGCAGAGAAGCTCGGGCTGATCCTGCCTGTGCACACGCCCGAGAGCGTACAGGCAGCGGAGAGCAACCACGTTGACAAAGAAGAGGAGGAAGCATATGACGAAGAAGACGAATGACGGACATATGATTCGCGATATGGGGGGCGTGATTCACCGCTCCGACGAGGACACGGGCGGCGCGGAGGGTGAGCGCATCGTCGAGTTGTCCTTTTCGAGTGAAGAGCCCTATGGGCGGTGGTTCGGCACGGAGATATTAAGTCATGATGCCGGGGCGGTGGATTTGTCGCGTCTCACGGACATCGGCGTGCTGCTGTTCAATCATGATGCCAATCGCCCGGTTGGGCGGGTGCTCTCGGCAGAACTCGACGCGGAGAATCGGCGCTGCATCGCGCGGGTTGCATTCGATACGGATGAGGAATCCGAACGAATCTATCAAAAAGTGCGTGCAGGAAGCCTCAAGGGCGTATCCGTCGGCTATCGTGTCGGCGTATGGGAAGAAGTCGAGCAGGGAGAAACATCAACAAACGGACGATTTGAAGGCCCATGCAGTCTTGCGACGAAGTGGACGCCTTATGAAATCAGTATTGTGTCAGTGCCCGCAGACGCCACGGTCGGCGTTGGCAGGAGTGAGAGCCCGCAGCAGCGCGGAGAGGAAGGAGATTACAAAGTGGACAACGAGCAGAAAAACATGGAGCAGGAGGAGTGCACGGCGGAGCAGTCCGTCATCACTCCGGCAGTACAGGAGAGCCGGGACGATGGAGTGCGCGCGGTGGAGGCGGAGCGGAAACGCACAAGCGAAATTATGAGCATGTGCCGCCGTTTTGACATCGCGCCCGACGAGTACGTCAGCGGCGGTCACAGCGTCGACGAGGCACGCGCCGCAATCCTCGCCAAGCTCGCGGAGACGCATAAGCCCGCCGAGGTGACGGTTGCCGTCGATGAGGCGGATAAATTCCGCAGTGCGGCGACCGACGGCTTTGCCATGCGCGCAGGTGTCTCTATCGATAAGCCGGCGCCGGGCGCTGAGACGTTCCGCGGGAAATCGATGCTACGCCTTGCTGCCGAGTGCATCGAGCGTGAGGGCGTATCGGGGACGCACGGCATGAGCGACGACGCTATTGTGCGCGCGGCGATGACCGGTACGGGGGCATTCCCGGGAATCCTATCGAATGTTGCACATAAGAGCATGGCACAGGCGTATATGGCGGCGCCGACGACGTTCCAGGAGTGGACGGCGCGCGGCAGCAACACCGATTTTAAGGCGGCGACCCGCTATCGCCTGAGCGAGGCGGACGAGCTGGAGGAGATCACCGAATCGGGCGAGTTCCCGCACGCAGAGGTCACCGAGGGGGCGGCGACGGCGGCAATCGCCACGTATGGGCGCAGCTTCACGCTGACGCGCAAGGCGATCATCAACGACGACATGGGCGCGCTTTCGCGCATCCCTGCGCTGTACGGTCTCGCAGCACGCCGCGTGATCAATAAGCTAGTCTATGAGATTCTGACGAAGAATCCGAAGATTGAGGGGCAGACACTGTTTCACGCAGACCACGGCAATCTTGCGACGGGCGCAATCAGCGTTGCGGCACTCGGCGCGGCAAAAGCGATGATGGCACGGCAGAAAAACCTCAAGGGCAAAGAAGCCCTCAATGTGCAGCCCGCATTTCTGATTGTCCCGCCGGAACTGGAGGTCGTCGCCGCGCAGCTCATCAATTCCGTGGTCGATCCGACGAAAGCGAACGCGACGCCGAACCCGTTTGCGAACAAGCTGACCGTCGTCTCCGATCCGGAACTCACGAATAAGGAAGAGTGGTATCTCGCCGCAGCGCCCGGCATCCTGCCGACGGTCGAGGTTACCTATCTGAACGGCAACGAAGCACCGACGATGGAAAGCCACATTTCCTTTAAGAACCTCGGGATTGAGTGGCGCATCTATCTTGATTTTGGCGTCAATCTGCTGGACTTCCGCGGCATCTTGAAGTCGAGCGGAAAATAAGGAGGAGTAAAGAATGGCAAAAGCAACCTACGTTCACCGCGGCGAGAACATCGACTACACCGCCGCTGCAGATACCGAATACATGGAGATCGTTCCCTTTGCCGCGTGCATCGGCGTCGCACTGACGCCGATCGCGAAGGGAGAGATGGGGACAGTATCGCTGACAGGCGTCTATGATATGCCCGCCGCCGCAAGTCTCAAAATCAAGACAGGCGACGCCGTGTATTGGAACAAGACGAACAAGAACATCGACACGACGGAGGCGGGCGGCATTCCCGCGGGCATCGCCGTCGCGGAGAAAGGAGCGGCGGAAACCGTCGTGCGCGTAAAGATCGGATGAGCTTTCGCGACCAGGTGGCGGCGGACATCGACGCAGTGTTTCTGAACACGGATGAGTTCGCGGAGCTCCACACGATTGACGGGGTGGAAGTACGCGCCGTAGCCAGCGAGAATGTAACACGGAAAAAGTCCGGCATTGCAAGCCGCAACTATGACGGTCTGCACGGCGATTATGCCAAGGTCACATGCAAGGCGGCGGATTTGCAGCGCGTACCGAACCAAGGAGAGAATATCAAGCTGGACGGGAAACGCTACAAGGTGGAGCGCTGCGTCAACAACATGGGAATGTTGACCTTGACGCTCGCCGCCTATCGGATGGGAGGCGTAACGTAATGGTTGAGATTGACGCAAGCGCGGCGCAAAATGCGGCGCGACGATTAGAGCGTCTGCCAGGGGCGGCACGTCGAGCGATAAATACCGCAATCCGAAAGAGCATCAGCGGAGCGAAGCAGGACGCCGTTCGCAAGGTTAAGGAACGCTACACGCTCCGCTCCGTCTATATCACGCGGACGATTAAGACCTACCGCACGGCGTTCGGCGCGTCGATCATATCGCGCGGACGAGTGAACGATCTCGCCTATTTCAAAACCAATCCGACCCGTCCGCCGAAGCGCAGACCGCCGAAGGGGAAATATCTCTATTCGCAGGTGGTGAAGGGCGAGGGCGGGACGATTGCGCACGCCTTTCTCGCGCGGATGAAATCCGGGCATGTCGGCGTGTTTCAGCGTGCCGGACACGGCGCCGGGCACGCGTCTCTTCCGATTGAAAAGCTGGCGGGACCGTCGACGCCATCGATGCTCGGTAGCCCTACCGTGTCCGCGTTCATCCAAAAGCGTATGGCGGAGCGCGTATCGGGGAACCTCGACCATGAGGTCAATGCCTTTCTGATGGGGTATCGGACATGATTCCGGTCAATTTGATACTGGCGCTGCGTGAGGAGATCGAGGAGGCGGTGAAGGACTACCGTCTCAAAGTCGAAGCCCTAGAGGACGCCGAGAAAAGAAAGCCCGTCGCGGTCTACGCGCAGCACATACCGGATGAGGACTTTGAAAACGACACCTACTACCCGCTGATTATCGTCAGTCTGCAAAAGATTGACGATGCGGCGGAGGGAGACGACGCGGGCGTCTCGACGGCAACCGTCGGCCTGACCTTCGGCGTCTACGGCGAGGATCGGGAGGCATGGCGCGACCTCCTCAACATCATGGAGCATGTACGGCAGCGCATCATGGAGCAGAGAATAATCAATGAACGGCATCGCCTTGTACTCCCCGCCAAATGGGAGACCATCGAAGCGCAGCCCTATCCGTTTTGGTTCGGATACGGCACGCTGAAATACTCGATTGGGCGTCCTGCCGAGATGATAGGAGGTATACTATGAGCAATAAAGACGCAGCGGAACGCACGCCGGATGTGCAGACCGTTAAGCAGAAGGCAAAACAAAGCGAAGAGCAGCCAGTGGCGCAGCGGGGACAGGTCGTTTACATCGGCCCCAACATGCTCGCACGCGGATTGAAGGCGTTCACGATTTACAAAGAATCACCGACGGAGATGCTCAAAGAGCTGCGGGAGAAGTATCCGCTCTCCGATCGGCTCTTTGTTCCCGTCGAGGAGCTCAGCGGCGCCCTTGCCAAGGTAAACGAGCAGGGGACGCCGATTTTTATTGCCTACAATGAGATTTTGGGAGGTGTCGATTAATGGGATACAAACACGGTATTTACGGCGAGGAGCGCGTAACAAGCCTCGTTCCGATGACCGAGACCGACAGCGGCCTTGTCGTTGCCTTCGGTACGGCGCCGGTGCATATGACGGATGCCCGTGCCGTCAATCAGCCGGTGCTTGTGCATACTTACAAGGACGCGGTTGCGGCGATGGGGTACAGCGACGATTTCGAGCAGTATACGCTCTGCGAGGTCATCAAATCTCATTTCGTCCTGTTCAACATGGCACCACTCGTCCTTGTCAATGTGCTTGACCCCGCAAAGCACAAGAAGAGCGTGGAGAAAATCGAGGTGCCTGTGACAAGCGGCACGGCAACGATCGACGATCCCGTCTTGCTCGAAACGCTGACGGTGTACGTCTCCAAGACGGACGCATCGGACGTGAAGGCGGGCAGGGACTACACGGCGGCATACGACAGCGCGGGGCGCGTCGTCATTACGCCGCTTGCGGGCGGTCTCATTGCATCCGCCGCGAAGATTGTCGTCTCTTATACCGCGCTCGATCCGAGCGCAGTCAAGAAGACGGACATCATCGGCGGCATCGATTCCGTGACGGGCGCCGCCGCAGGGCTCGAGCTCGTCGAGGAGGTTTATCCGCGCTTTGGGCTTGTACCGGGCATTATCATCGCCCCGGGCTGGTCGCACGATCCGACCGTTGCCGCCGTCATGAAGGCAAAGACGACGAACATTGACGGGCATTTCCGCGCGATCTGCATCTGCGATGCGCCGACGGACAGTCTCAAAACGTATACCGCAGTGGGCGCGTGGAAGAACAAGAACAACCTCATCGACACGTCGATGATACTGACGTGGCCGCTTGTGTCCCTCGGCGGCACGAAGTATCATCTCTCCACACAGCTCGCGGGCATCATGAACAAGACGGACGCGGCACATTCCGGTGTTCCGTATTATTCGCCGTCGAATAAGTCTCTGCAAGCGGACGCGGCGGTACTCGCAGACGGAACGGAGGTTTATCTGTCCTCCGCATCTGCGGGCTATCTCAACGGGCAGGGCGTTGTCACCGCGCTGAATTTCAGCGGCGGATGGAAGGCGTGGGGCAACCGTACGACGGCATACCCGTCGAACATCGACGTCAAGGACGCGTTCATTCCGATCCGCCGGATGTTCAACTGGGTGAACAATACGCTCATCACGTCGTTCTGGAGCAAGATTGACGAACCGACGAATGAGCGGCTCATTGAAACCGTCGTCGACAGCGCCAACATTTGGCTGAACTCACTGACAGCGGCTGGGGCGCTCCTCGGCGGGCGCGTCGAGTTCCGCGAGGACGAGAACGGCAAAACCGACCTCATGGACGGGAAAATCAAGTTCCATGTATTCTTTACGCCGCCGTCTCCTGCACGTGAAATCACGTTCTTGCAGGAATACGACCCGAACTATATTGCAACATTGTTCGCATAAGGGAGGAGTGCAGAAATGCCAATCAGTGAACACCGTGATAAACTCATCAATTACGAAGTGTATTTGAGCGGAGAGCGAAAGCTCGGTATGGCGGATATTACGCTGCCGAAACTGAACTATAAGACCGGAACTATGTCGGGCGCGGGGATCGGCGGCGAAATCAGTATGCCGACCATCGGGCAGATGGAGAGCTTTGAAATCGGCATCAAGTGGCGTACGCTGAACAGTGATATTTCAGTGCTCTTGACGCCCGAATCGCATGACCTCGATATCCGCGGCGCAAATCAGAATTACGATGCGGGAACGGGGAAAATTATCACCGAACGCGTCAAGGTCAACGTGCGCTGCGTGCCCAAGAGCGGCGACCTCGGCAAATTCGCCCCGGCGGAGAACTCGGACAGTGAGAACACGATGGAGGTTACCTATATCAAGGTCTCTGTCAACGATAAGATGATCATCGAGATCGACAAGCTGAACTACATCCACTATATCAACGGGAAGGATTACATGGAGGAAGTACGTAAGGCGCTCGGTCTGTAATTGGACATAGAAAGCGGGCGGCTGCCGGGGGTGGTCGCCCATGATTGCGAAGCATAGGAGGAAATATCATGGACAACGAAAAACGCGACTTCTCGCAGGTCACGGACGCGATGGAGAATATGACGGGGTATGACTTTTATCAAGCGGAAAAGGAATGCCGCAATGCCGGAGACTTCACGCCGGACATCGCGGCGTCGAAACTCTTTCAGGCAAAGCTCGCGGCGCGTGCGCTGAATGTTCCGGAGGATGAAATCAGCGGACTGAACATCAAAGATTTCAACGCCGTGACGACGAAGGTGGGAAATTTTTTGTACGGAACTTTGATCGAGGAACGGGCAGCCCGGCAGACAACTACCGCGAAATCGCCGTTGCCTTAATCGAGATGGAGCGGCTCGGCTTTTGGTTGCGTCAGAGTATGCGGGAGCTGCGCCGCTGGCTTGAGATCATCAAGAAACGGACAAAAAAATAAGCCCCCAAACGGAGGCGGAAGTGTCAGGGTAAAAATCGTTTTTCGGGCGGCGGGTACGGTATCGGTGTATAGGAACGATAGGGATCAGAATAAGAGGTTATATATGTTTTATATGCGCCGGTGAATAAGCTGCGAGCGAAGTAAAAGCAAAAGCGGGCGCAGCGACAAAGAGCTTGTGCAAGCACGGAGAGAAAACCGATCGCAACGCCGAAAAATGCCGCGAATGCAGCCAAGAAGACACAAAAGACTATGATGGCAAGGAACGCGTGAAACATAATCAACAGCCCCTTTCATTGTAGCTATATTATATCAAAAAAGGAGGGATTCGTACATGGCGGCAGGCAAAATATTTGAAGTTGCCTTCGCGCTCAACGCCGTTATAGGGGCGAACTTTAACGCCACAATGATGCAAGCGCAAAACGGGATGCGCACGCTTGGTGCGGGCGCACAGGCGGCGAATCAATCCTTTGCACAGATGCAGACGGCAGCGGGGACGGCGCTTAGTCGACTGCAAGGAACGGAGGCGCTTGCACAGCGATTCGCAGCGCTAAAACGCAGCGTTACGGGGACGGCGGAGGATTTTGAAGGAGCAAAACAGAAAGCCGGACAGCTTGCGGGCGAGTTCAACCGCTCACAGGCGGAAACAGAGCGGCTGCGGATCGCGCTGGAGCGCGCGAAACAGTCGGCGGCAAATATGAAGGCGACGCTGACCCCTGCGACCTATCGCGCTATGCAGACGGAGATTCGCGGCATGGCGGATGCCTACCGAGAAAGCAAAGAGCGGACAAAGGTGCTCGCAGCGGAGTTCGATGCGGCAAAGAATCGCGCAGCGAACCTCAAGACATCTCTCGGGGCACAACGTCAGTCTCTACATGAGGTGCGCACGGCACTCACAGAGGCGGGGTTTTCAACACAAGATTTTGCGGGCAGTCAAAGGAAGCTACGCGCAGAGATTGAACAAACAACTCGCACGCAACAAAAACAGGCGGCAGAAACAGCAAAACTACAGGCGGCACAGGCCGCAAAGCAAGGGGCACAGGAAAAGTTTTCGTCGGCGCGGGCGGGGCTGATGAATGCGGGACTAAATGTCGCCATGATTGCGGCACCAGCAATCGGCATGATCGAGACTGCCGCGAAATTTGAAGCCGCAATGAGCAAGGTACAGGCACTCACGACGAACACGATGGAGGAGAAATACCGCAGTCTCGGTATGACATCGAGTGAAGTCAGCGCCGCAATGAAAAACGACTTTGAGCAGCTCACTGTGACGGCGCGAAAACTCGGTGAAACAACGCAGTTCAGCGCGACACAGGCGAGCGAGGCAATGTCATATCTCGGCATGGCGGGCTGGGACGCACAGCAGATTATGGCGGGTATGCCGGGACTGCTGAATCTTGCCGCAGCGGGCGGAACAGATCTCGCACGCACGGCGGACATTGTGTCCGACGATCTGACAGCGTTCGGCATGAGCGCAGAACAAGCGGATCATATGGCGGATGTGTTTGCCGTTACGGTCACACGCACGAACACCAACGTCGAAATGCTTGGCGATACCATGAAGTATGCCGCTCCGGTCGCGCACGCCTTTGGTGCTAGCCTAGAAGAAACCTCTGCGCTTGCCGGACTAATGGCAAACAGCGGTATTAAGGCATCACAAGCGGGCACGGCACTTCGTACGGGGTTTTTGCGTCTTGCGGGGCCGCCGCGTATGGCACAAAAGGCGATGGACAGTCTCGGAATGTCGATGCAGGACATCACCGCCGAGCAGAAAGAAGCGGCGCTTGCATTGGCGTCGCTTGGCATCTCTATGGAGGATGCGAGCGGTCAAAAGAAAATGTCGGCGATCCTCACCGAGCTGCGCGATAAGACGGCAGACCTCGGACGGGAAGAAAAACTCGCCGCACTCAAAGCGATCTTCGGACAGGAAGCCGCGACGGGGTGGCTTGCCGTCCTCGACGCAGGAACCGAGACATTTGACAATCTCGTCGCATCACTCGAAAACAGCGATGGTGCCGCGGCGGAGATGGCGCGCACAATGAACGATAACGCGCGCGGGGCGATGATTCAGCTCCAAAGTGCGATGGAGTCCGTCTCAATCAGCTTTGGAAACGCATTTCTGCCGATGCTCGCAAGCGGTGCGCAGATGGCGGCGCAGTACGCGGGCGCATTGTCACAGTGGGCATCCGAACATCCGGCACTGATTCAGTACATCGGCATGACCGCCGCTGCGCTTGCGGGGATGTACCTCGGCGTCAGAACGGCACAAGTGGCGATTTCCGGAGTGTCTTTTGCCGTGCGCAGCGCCTCGGTTATCATTCAGACGCTGCGTATTGCCGCAAGCATGGCGGGGGCAGGGATGCGCATTATGGCGATCGGCGTGCGTGCAGCGACGATTGCACAATGGGCGCTCAACGGCGCAATGCTCGCCAATCCCGTCGGCCTAGTTGTTGCCGCGATTCTCGCCGTAGGCGCAGCGCTCTATCTACTCTATGATAACTTCGATACTGTCAAAGCGTTTATGTCGTCGCTATGGGATAGCGCTGTGACCGTATTCGGTCAAATCGGCGAATTTATCTCCGGCGTATGGGAAGGAATCAAGGCGGGGGCATCCGCAGCATGGGAATTTATCGTGAATGCTGCGAAGATGGGAGTCACACTCCTCATTGCGGGCGTAAAGGCTTATATTAACTTTTGGCTTGCACTGCCGGGGCGGATCGCCTATGCGGTCGGATTCATGTTCGGATTTTTGAAAACGGCAGTCACAAACGGAATCGACTTTCTCATGACCGTGCCCGGAGCGGTGTGGGCGATGATCCTTGCGGCAGGAACGGCAATCATGGGGTTGCCGGATATGATACAGGAAATGCTTATCATGGCAGGGGCATATTTGATGTCTCTGCCCGATATCTGTATGGCGGCGGGAACCGCGTTTATTATGGCGGCGACAGCATGGCTCTCGGCGAGTTATACAACCGTCGTCACATGGCTGTCAAACCTGCTTATGAGTGCCGGGACATTCCTTATGAACCTCCCTGCGATGTGCGCCGAAGCGGGCGCACAATTCATCGCGGCTGCGGAGACGTGGGCGCACGGCGCGTATGATGCCGTCGTCGGATGGGTGAGCAGGATTCCGGACGCCGTGTCCTCCGCGATGTCGGAGGCGTGGGAAGGGCTCAAGGGAAAGTTCTCCGCAGGATTCTCCGCGGGCGTGGAGGTGGCGCAAAACGCGCGCGGCGGCATCTATCAAAAAGGCGCGTTTTTAACGACGTTCGCCGAGGATTCCGCCGAGGCGGCAATCCCACTCGACGGCTCTCCGCGTGCTATCGGACTATGGCAGCGTGCGGGGGAGATTTTAGGCGTCGGGAGAGAAGGAAAAGACGCCGCGATAACACTGCCGCGCGGCGTCTTTGGCGGCGGAAGTTCTGAGGAAGAATTCAGCGCGCCGCCTGTGACGATTCACTGTAACTTTTACGGGGACACAGACCCGACTAAGGTCAAACAGGCTGTCCGGGAAGCGGGCAAAGAGGCGCAGCGCAGCTTTGCAGAGTGTATGGCGGAGTTTATAAGAGAGAGTGAGCGTGTTTCCTATGGCTGATACCTACACAACGGTCGCCGGGGACACATGGGATATGATTGCCTATCGTGCGCTCGGCTCATGTGCGTACGTTCATCTGCTCATCGCGGCAAATCGTGAACACGTGGACGCCGCGATATTCTCGGCAGGTATTGTGCTGAAATTGCCAATCATCAAAGAGCGGGCGGCACATCTGCCGCCGTGGAGGCGGCCATGACGGAAAAAGCGCGGACAGCGCGACTCAAAGCCTCCTATGACGGCAAGAACATCACGGCGGACATCGCGCGGTTCTTCAAATCGTTCTCTATCTCCGAAGCGATGAGCGGCGAGGCGGACAGTGCAAGCGTAACAATGCACGATCGCCCGGAACTATGGATAGGCGAGTGGCTGCCCGATCGCGGCGCCACAATCGAGATCGGCATTGTGCTGAGCGATTGGAAAGAGAGCGGAGACACGCGCGAATTGCCGCTCGGGAAATTCGAGCTGGACGAGATCGAAAACAGCGGACCACCCTACGAAGCGAAGCTGAAACTCATCTCCATCCCGAACAATGCCGAGATTCGCGGCGTCTACAAAACGCACGCATGGGAAAAGACAAAGCTATCCGCGATCGCAAAGGACATCGCGGACGCAGCGAAGCTCGAACTGTACTACGATACGGAGGACGATCCCATCCTCGATCGTGCGGAGCAGTCCGAGCAAACCGACCTGTCATTTCTCCTCAAGCTCTGCAAAGACGCGGGGCTGGCGCTCAAAGTAACCGACGAGAAGATCGTCATTTTCGACATCCGGAAGTTCGAAGAAGCAGAACCCGTGCGCACCGTCAAAAAGAACGCCGTCATGAGTTTCAGCGCAAAGACGACGATTCACGACATCTATAAAGCCTGTCACGTCAAATATAAGCACAGCAAGCAGGATGAGTTCATAGAGTACACTTTTGCCGATTCGAATAAATCGGAGGGCATGACGCTCGAGGTCAACGAGAAGGTCTCCAGTATTGAGGAAGCTGAGAAACTCGCAAAAAAGAAACTGCGCGAAAAGAACAGCGAGGAAGTGCAGGTATCCGTCACCGTGCCGGGCGATTTCTCACTCATGGCAAGCAATACGGTGATACTGGAGGGATTTCACAAATACGACGGCAAGTTCATCATCATCAAATCGTCGCACGAAATCGGCACGGGCGGATATACGACGAAGATAGAGCTGCGGAGGTGCATTGATGGATATTGAGGAGTTGCGACGGCAGACGCGCGGAATGATTCGCGTCGGTACCGTCTGCGACATCAACGCGGCGGAGTGTATGGCACGCGTGCGGTTCGACGACAAGGACGGCACGCCGTCTCCGGAGATGCCGGTCATTACGCGCGGCTCCGGAGAGAATAAGGACTACTGGCTGCCGGACATCGGCGAGGAGGTCGTTTGCATCTTCGCCATGAATGATAAAAACTTCTCTACCGGCTGGATTCTTGGAACGTATTTCGCAGATAAAAGACGGGCACAGGCGGCGAGCGTCGATATTCGGCGGACGGACTTCGGGGACGGTTCCTATATCGAATTTAACCGCGCCGCAGGAAGCCTGACAATCAACTGCACAGGCGAGGTTATTATCAAAGGCAGCAACATCAGGCTGAATTAACACATGTGCCCGCCTTGGGCACGCGAAAGGAGATGAGCAACATGCCCGGAGCGGCACGCATCGGAGACAGGGAGACGGGGACGTGTGACCTCGGACTGCCGGATTGTCCGCATACACGAAACGGAACGAATACCGAGGCATCGCCCAATGTGCTTATCAATGGGCGAGGCGCGCATCGGCGCGGGGATACGGGACCGTGCAACTGCCCGCATGGAGGGGTGTTCGCAACAACGGGCGGCAGCGGTACCGTCTTTATCAACGGGAAAGCTGCCGTTCGTATTGGCGACGCGACGACCTGCGGGAGCTGCGGACAGGGCGGCAGTCACACGACGGGGAGCGGGAATGTATTCATAGGAGGATAGCGCATGTCTTTTTTATCTTCCGTTGCCAAAAGCAGCGCGGTAAAGAATCTCAAGGCGAATGTATTGAGCGCGCTGCGGGGGCGGCTGTCCGCGTGGGGACTATCGACGCCGCTCGGCTCGCTCGGGGATATCGTCTTTGAAGTATCTTCGCGCCGCGTTGTGACCTTTGACAACCTCAAGCGCACAACGAAAGCCCGCGTCGCATCGCATGACATCATCGGCGAAAAGCCCGTGATTGAGTTTTTGGGGGCGGACGGGGAGGAGATCACCTTCTCGATGAAGTTCCACATCGGCATGGGTGTCACGCCCGCGGAGGAGGTCGATAAAGTCCGCCGCATGTGCGAGCGCGGGGCAGTCAATACGCTCATCATCGGCAACGAGATCATCGGCGCGCACATGTGGATCATCACGGACGTCGGCGAGAGCGTTGATACAGTCGATAATATGGGGCGCGTCATCGTCACGCAAATCGATGTAACGCTGAAGGAGTACGTCGAAGCGATGACCTAAAAGGAGGCGGGGCGGATGATTGTTGACGTGACCGCGAAGCTCGGCGCGGTGGATTTTGCGCCGGAAACGGAGCTGAAGGAAATTATTCAGAACGTACGAACGATATGCACGACGGCAAAGCACAGTGTTCCCATGGATCGCGAGTTCGGCATTGACGGCGGCGTGCTGGATGCGCCGATGGGCGTTGCACAGGCACGCCTCACTGCTGAAATCGCGCGCGCCGTGCAAAAGTACGAGCCGCGTGCCAAGGTAAAGAAAATCCTCTATGACGGCAGCGAAGACGGCGGTCAGTTGCGCGTTACAATACGAATCGAGGTGTCAGAGCGTGGAACTTAACAGACTGCCGGAACTTACCTTTGCGGAGGCAGACCCGGCAATGATAGAAATAAACATCATGATGACCGTTGAAAAGCTGCTCGGACGGACGCTTGCGCGCGCCGATCCGCTGCGGCTCTTTTTGATGGGCGTCGAGGCGATCATTGTGCAGCAGCGGTTACTCATTGACAGCGTTGCAAAACAGAACCTGTTGGCGTATGCGACGGGGGCGGCGCTCGATCACATCGGCGCACTCGTCGGCACAGAGCGATTGCCGGCACGGGCGGCGACGGTATCACTAAAGTTATCGCTTGCAGAACAGCGCGCATCCGCGACGGTTATCCCGAAAGGAACACGCGCCACGGCGGGAGACGGTGTGCTGTTTGCGTTGGATGCGGATGCGGTCATCCCCGCCGGGGAGACACATATCACCGTGGGCGCGACGTGCACAGAAATAGGGGCACGCGGCAACGGATATGCGCCGGGGGAAATTAAGAACATCGCCGACCCCGTGCCGTTCCTATCCTCCGTCGTGAACGTTACGAAAAGCGAGGGAGGGGCGGCGATAGAATCCGATGAGGACTATCGCGAACGCATCCACGAAGCCCCTGAGCGGTTCAGCTCCGCAGGACCGTCGGGCGCATATGCCTACCATGCGAAACAGGCAAGCGCCCTCATCATCGACGTGTCGGTGGAAAGCCCGCGCCCCGGGGAGGTCGTTGTGCGTCCTCTGCTCGCGGGTGGCGCACTGCCGGGACATGAGATATTGGAGACCGTCGCCGCAGCGCTCAACGACCGCAGAGTGCGCCCCTTGACGGATAAGGTCGCCGTCGAAGCGCCGTCCCCCGTCCACTATGATATTGAGCTCGTCTATTATGTAGCGCGCAGCGAGGCGGCGAACGCCGCACAGATTCAAGCGGCAGCGAAGCGCGCGGCAGATGATTTTGTTTTGTGGCAGAAATCCAAGCTCGGACGCGACATCAATCCGACGGAGCTTTATTACCGTCTGCGTGCAGCGGGTGTGAAACGGGCAGAGATCGCAAAGCCGCGTTACACACAGGTCAGCGGTGCGCAGGTTGCCGTCGTGGAGCATGTCGCGGTGAACTTTGGAGGAATAGAAGATGATTAAAGACCTGCACCGGGTCGGACTGGTCGACCTGCTCCCGGAGAATATCCTTGCAGACCCGCAGCTCGGCGCGGCGGCGCGGGCGCTGGATGATGAACTCCGGCGCGTCACCGCAGCGGTGCAGGAAACGCTTCATTTGCCCCGACTGAACGAATTGCCGGAGCGCGTACTGGACATCCTCGCGTGGCAGTGGCATGTAGATTCGTATGACAGTGCCGTCGATGCGGAGACCAAGCGAAAGCTCATCCGCGAGTCCATCGCATGGCACCGCATCAAAGGAACGCCCGCCGCCGTGGAGAAAGTCATTGCCGCCGTGTATGGTGACGCGAAGATCGAAGAATGGTACGAGTATGGCGGGCAGCCGTATTATTTCCGTATCGGAAAAATTAAGCAAAGCGGTATAAAGCTCGCGGAGATTGCCATAGTTGCACGTACAGTGCATACCGTCAAGAATGCACGGAGCTGGATAAATGAAATCGGATTTGTACGCTCGGTGATGACAACTATATACATCGGCGGCATGATTGCTGTCAGCAAAGAATATACAATCGCACAACAGAAAGCAGAAACGGGAATAGTCCGGCAAGTAGTTTATATCGGTGGAACGATAAGTGTAAATCGGGAGGTTGAAATCAATGGCTAATTGGTCGAAGCAGATACTTACAAACAAAGGAAAGTTACTCCATGCTAAGCTGGAGGCGGGAAAAACGATTCTCAAGCTGACAAAAATAAAGATTGGAAACGGGACAGAAAGCATTGAGACTCTGCAAAACAGCGATGATATTTCTGCGCCAAAGCATATAATTCCGCTTGCACAAATTTTCATCGAAGAAAATGATAAAACTGTCTGTACAGTGACGGGGATCGCACGGTCAGATGTCATCGAGGAAAGCTTTAATATCACAGAGATGGGGCTGTTTGCAGAGGATCCGGACGAGGGCGAAATCTTGTATATGGTGGCGGTGGATTCCGTTCCGGACGTAATGCCGAATAAAAATACACAGCCGCCGATCACTGTAACTTACAACTGGTCGATCGTCTCCGGAAACACGCAGAACATTAAGGCAACGGTCAGCCCCGCTGCGCTCGTTACGAATAGTATACTTGGGAAGACTATGAATGAGCACAACACCGACCCCGATGCACATCCGAACCTCGGACTGCACATCCGCAAGAACTTCACCGCCTACGCTGTTGGCGACATCGCCTATTGCCAAGCGCTCCCATCATGGGCGCGGCTTGAGTGTGTCAAGGCGGGTACTACCGCAAGCACTGAACCTACCGAATGAGACAAATGTCCGCGGGGGGGGGGGTACTCCTAGCTGATGGAACAGTAAAATGGATCATCGACGACATAAGAGACTGCACGCCGATCGGCAGTGTGCGCGGAAGTCTCTATCTGCCGCCCGGCTATATCAAGGCGAACGGGGCTACAGTGCAGAGAGCGGACTATCCGCGCCTCGTTGCGTGGATAGAAGCAAATAAACTATGGACGAATGGCATAGCCGCCAATGCAGGACTGTTCGGGCGCGGCGATGGCGCGGTGACAATGGTGCTGCCCAACTGGGCAGACAGGATGGTGCAGTATGCGGCGGATGGAGCAGGGGCGGCGGTCGAGGCGGGGCTTCCGAATATCACAGGTCAGACAAAGATGGGATTTATCTTTGGTAACGTGACAGGTGTTGCTCCGACAAGCGATGGGGCTGTAACGGTACGCACCGTGGACGCTACGACTAGCTATAGTGTGGGAAGTGGTGTGCGGTCAACGATTGGGATAGACGCGTCAAAATCTAACCCCATCTACGGAAAATCAAACACCGTTCAACCTGCCGCAATCAAGGTAATCCCGATAATAAGATACTAAGCCATGCGCTCCTTGGCGCACGGCGAAAGGAGCGAAACAATGAAAGCAGGACAACTTATCACGGACGGTGGAGTGACGTGGATTGTCGATGACGTGAGAGACGGCGCACGGGTAGGAGACATCATCTTGCGCTCGACCTTGCGCGACGGGTACATCAAAGCCAACGGCGCAACCGTCAAGGCGAGCGAATATCCGCGTCTCCTTGCGTGGGTGCAGGAAAGCAATATGACCGTCACAGCGGAGCAGTACGCGCAGGATTGCAGCAAATACGTCTACGACAGCGCGGAGGACAAGCTGACACTGCCTAATATGACAGGGCGTGTATTGCAAGGTGGTGAGGCGGTCAAGTCCGTGGAGGCAGGATTACCGAACATAACGGGCTATATAGAGGCCATTGATAGTAGTGATGGCATACTATTTAAGTTCAAAAGTCAAATAAACCAGGGAGCAGGTCGCGGATATGGAGATGGTAATCACAAACTATACTCATTTGACGCTTCGCGCGCCAATCCCATCTACGGCGCGTCCAATACTGTCCAACCGCCTGCAATTACGCTCATCGCACAGATCAAATACTGAAAGGAGATTACAATGGAGGAAAAAACAGTCTACGCCTACGACGGCGCGGGCAAATACATCGGCGATCGAACACTTGACGACACAGACCGCTCTCCGATCTCGGGCGCGTGGCAAATTCCGGGCAATATGACGGAAGTCAAGCCCCCGAAGGAGAAGGACGGGCATGACCGCTATTATGTCGGCGGGAAATGGGAGTATCGAGAGATTCCGAAGCCCGAGGCACCGCCCGAATCGAAAGAGGAAGAACCCCGAGAAGCGCCATCTGCCCCCGTAGACGAGGGCATTGTCGCACTCGCTGAGGCGATGGCGGCGCAGGAAGAACGAATCACAGCCCTCGAAACCGCGAAAGGGGGTGAAGGAAAATGAGCAAGACGAAGTACAAATACATGATCCCTGTCTATGCGCTGCTTGTCCGCGCCGGGAAGTGGGTCATTACGGACGAGGACAACACCGAGAAGAAGCCCGTCGTTCCCGAACTCTACCGTGAGGATGTTGCCGAATATCTCGCAACGCATGAAGGTTAAACAATAGAATAAGATCAGCAGCCTTGCAACGAGCAGGGCGGCTGATCTTGTAGAAGGGAGAGTGATAGCTTGACCGAAGTATTGAATTTCCTGCGCGAGATGATCCCCGTGCAGTTACAAATTGAGTGGGGGGCGATTGCGTCGGTGCTCGGAACGGTATGCTGCTATGCGCTGGGGTGGAACAGCATCCTAGAGGCGCTTGTGATCGCGATGGCGGTTGATTACATATCAGGGCTGCTCGCAGCGTGCATCGATCCAAAACGTAAGCTCGACAGCCGCATTGGATTCCGGGGGGTTGTCAAGAAGGTGATGATCCTCCTGCTTGTGGCACTCGCACACGCCATTGACCAAGCGACGGGGCAAACGGTGATACAGATCGGCGTCATATGGTTCTTCATCGGGAATGAAGGCCTTTCGATTATCGAAAATGCCGCAGCAGCAGGACTGCCGATCCCGAAAAAGTTGCGTGAAAAACTGGAGCAGCTGAGCAGTGAGAAAGCGAAAGGAGCAAAGAGATGACAGTACAAGAACTCGCCTATGAGATCGCAAAAGGGCTCGTTGAAACAGGCGTTGAGGGCGGATATGGTTCTGTGAGTCGCAGCACCGCGGGAGATTATCCGTCGATCGGATGCTCGCAGTGGGAGGGAGAGCGGGCGAATGAACTCCTTGCGCGTATCCCCGATGGCGACTACTATGCGCATCGGTCGTACTCGGATATTTGTAACTCCGGAGACGACCTCCGAGGGCTGCGCCTAAAAATCGAGTCGCCGGAGGGACAAGCGGCACAGCTGCAGCAGCTCGCCGAGGACTGTGAGACATACGTCCATACGCTCCAACAGATTGCAACGCTGGACGATTCGAGGTGTCTCATCTACGCTGGGATTTGGTGTCCGACATCACACTATGTTGTACGGAAGTTCCTCCAACGCCGTGAGGCGCGCGGTTACAATCTGCGCAGCTTGCGGCAGGTGTACGAGCTGTTCCGGGATCAATATGCCGCGGCGGCTGGGTGCGTGGAGTATGCACTCGGGTATGCCAACCGCGCGGAGACAACGTATCAGTATGTCGCCGCCATCGATCTGACGACACCATATAGCGTGCCGGTATATGGCGAAGGACCATTTGGCAAATAAGAAAGGATGGAAAAAGTGAATGGCAAGAGCAAAATACATCTTTGGGGTGCTGTGCTTGGCATCGTTATTTTGTGTTCCGTCCTATGGTTCTTGTGCCGAGAGCAGGGAGACATCAGCGGAAGTCGTGAGCATGTCGAAAACGGATTTCGAGAGACTGCACAGCATCAACATGATGCAGAGCGAGACATTGCAGCAATCCGACGAGGACTTGCAGACAGCAAAGAATCAACTGATCGAATCGAACACAGCATTGGAGAAAGCGCGCGAGCAGCTGACCGAATCAGAGAAGCAAATCAAACAGTTACGGGAACAACTGAACGCATCGAAACGGGCCTTGACAATCTCACAGAGCGAAACCGAAGTGCTGCAGAACAACTTGCAGGAGCAGAGAGCAGAAACACAGCGGCTACAGACGCGCTTGATAATGCTGCAACAGCAATCGGAGAATGCAGAGAACGAAATCGAGAGAGCGAACAAATCTTTGCAAGATACATTGATGCGGTTCAAGGAAAATGAGCGAGAGCATGAACGCCGGGAGCGCAGCCTAAAGAATCGCGCGACCTTTTGGCAAATTGTTGCCGTCGCTTGTGGTGTTGCTATGTTCCGGTGATTAAGCAAATAGAAAATATTCAATAGCCCGCTCATATCGGCGGGCTATTACGCGTCGTGGAAGGAAAATTACATGATTGAAAAATATCTAAACAGAATTATTCAAGGCGATGCCATAGCGGTGCTGCGAGAAATTCCGGATTGTACGGTAGATGCAATTATCACCGATCCACCGTATTGCAGCGGCGGACGCAGTATCAGCCAACGACAGCAGGCAACAAGCAAGAAATATGAAAACAAATACCAAGGACGCCCAGACTTTGCCGGAGATGCGAAAGACAGCCGGGCATGGATGCGTTGGTGTAACATGTGGATCAGTGAGTGCGAAAGAATCATGAAACCCGGGGCGTATTTTCTTGCATTCAGCGATTGGCGGCAGCTGCCAACTGCGACAGACGCCATACAAATCGGCGGGATTTCATGGCGTGGAATCATAACATGGGATAAGGGCTTGGGCTCGAGGGCGCCGCATAAAGGCTATTTTCGACATCAGAGTGAATTTATCGTATGGGGGACAAAAGGAGCATGTTACCAAAAAGAAAATGGTCCATGGGCAGGCGTCTATGAATTTCATGTACGCCAATCGGATAAATTTCATATTGCAGGAAAACCGACGCCGTTAATGGAAAAGCTGGTACAGATTGTACCGGAGGGGGCGGTCATCGTAGACCCGTTTGCGGGATCCGGAACAACTTGTATTGCAGCAAAGCGGCATCGGAGAAATTATATCGGCATCGAAAAAATGGGGGAATATCATAAAGTTGCATTACGGAGATTGGCTTTAGAATCTTGATAAAACATCTGATGAGAAAGAATAGACTGCCGCCATTTTTGCCGCCAAAAATCTCAAAAGAGTGATAAAATAGCATTTATCAACATTGAAAATAAAATATAGAAAAACCGTTTAATCACTTGATACTACAAGTGATTGAAAAGAGGTATGAAGAAATATGGCATGTCATATAACGCGAGTTGCTTTAATTGAAAAATAATATCCATTCCTATATCTTACCTAGGTCTAAGGGGCTTTGACGCCTCTTTTGTAGAGGTTAAAGAAAACAGACAATATTGATAAAATTAGCAGAGAAAAATTTACGTGGTATCGAATAATTATGAATAAGTTTAATTTTTACTTAGTTAGAACGTCGGGCACAGAACTCAGGCTGAAGTAAATAGATTCGGAACTCCTTTTGCAGATGTCCGCTCTCGCTGGAAGCTGCCTTTTATTTGACGCTTGCACGGCGCCGGCAGGCGCATAACAACTGCCGGGAGCCGTAGTTTCCGCTTGACAACGGGCGGCGTGTCCGCTATAACACAGAGGAGACTATAGAGAATCGAGGGATCTATGTGGCAGAAACGGGAACGCTCTACCTCTGCGCGACGCCCATCGGCAACCTCGGCGATATGACGTACCGCGCGGTGGAGACACTGAGCGCGGCGGATCTCGTCGCGGCGGAGGATACGCGCCGCACGCGCACGCTGCTCGCGCACTATGACATTCATGTGCGGGTGACGAGTTATCACGAGCACAACAAGGCGGAAAAAGGGACGCTCCTCATTAAGGAGCTGAAGGCGGGCAAAAACATCGTTTGCGTCAGCGATGCGGGACTGCCCGGCATCGCCGACCCCGGTGCCGATCTCGCGCGGCGTGCCATCGCGGAGGGGATCGCGGTGACCCCGCTGCCGGGGGCGAACGCCGCGCTCTCGGCGCTCATCTGCGCGGGACTTCCGCTCGAGGGCTTCACCTTTGTCGGATTCCTCCCGCGCAGGGCAAAGCATCGCAAGGAACTCCTTGCGCGCGTACGCACCTATCCGGAGACGCTCGTCTTTTACGAGGCGCCGCACCGCCTGCGCGAGACACTTACGCTGCTCGCCGCGGAGCTTGGGGCGGAGCGCAGAGCGTGCGCCGCGCGCGAACTTACGAAGAAGTTCGAGGAGTTCCGCCGCATGACGCTTGGAGAACTTGAGCTATATTATAAGGAAAACGAACCGCGCGGGGAATTCGTCATCGTCGTCGCGGGGCTGGATGCGAGGGCGGCGGAAGAAAACGGCACGGACATGCCCGATCTGCACGCACGCTATGCGGCGCATTTGGCGGCGGGGCTTGATAAAAAGGAAGCGATGCGCCGCACGGCGCAGGAGCTAGGAATTGCGCGGCGTGACGTTTACAAGACGCTCTTAGAGAAAAAAATAGGGACGCATACGACGGATCAGATCGGTGCGGTTGGTTCGTTTGGAGAGAAAGAGGAGGATGGTTGATGATGAACACAGGGGCATTACGAATTGTTGCGCTCTTTGTCGCACTCGTATTTACGCCGACGGCGGCATTCGCCAATGGTTCCGCTGCAGAGGCGGTCGCGCCCGGTATCGAAGAAGCGAGCGCGGCTCCCGCCGCGGACAAGAATGCCGAGAAGTCTTTCCGTGTGGTGGAGGATCACCGCGTTCTTAGTCTGCGGTCAGCGATTCCTTTTCCGCCGCTTCGGAAACACACGATATCCGACGGGAAAGATATGCCGAAAACGATCGGCTATACGACGGAGATCCCCGGAAGCGTCGAGTTCGGCGTGTTCCATATCTCATTTGGTGAGAAATTCTATGCGCAGCATGTACGCGGCAATGAGATGCGCTTCATCCGAGCGTACTACGTCTTCCGTATGCGCTCCATAGAGGACGATCCAAAATCGGGGGCGACGCTGCGCGCGTTCAGCCCAGTCCCGGTCGGCCAGGCACAGGTCGGCGACGGGGCGCTCCTCTTTGAATATGATGTGACGGATCATAAAAAGAAAGTCGACGATCATAACTATATTTTCTTTATCGCACAAGATCCTGTCCTGTGGGTTGTCGAGGCGTCCTGCCCCGTCGGCACATCGGCGGAGGATCTTGCGCGCGTGCGCGATATATTTACGACGGTGCGTGTTGGAGACGCCTCGGACGGCAAACTCTAACGAAGGGGAAGACAATGTACGACATACGACACGTTTTATCCGCCGCGGCGGCGTTTTATCTTGTGTGCGCGCCTCCCACGGCGAACGCGGCGCGCCCGCCGTGGCTGGAAAACGTCCCTCATCTTGACGCTTACGTTGCGGCACAGGCGACGGAAAGGGATGTGCCGTCCCCTGCGGCGGCAGGGGAGGGACATGGCGCCTCCTCAGCGCCGGTCGGCGCCGGCGAGCAACTTCCCGTCGAACCTGCGGGGACGTCTCTGCGCATCGTATCGGAGCGGCACGTGCTGCGATTCGTGCCGAAGATTGCGCTCACGAAGCCTTACCGGCTCGATCTCTCCTCAAAGGAGTTCGCTGCGCGGGGGAATGGGGAAAAACTCGACGTTTATATATCGTTCAATCAAGATGCTCCTCTCGTTTTCTGCGTCGCCTGTATGCATATGGATGAGGATTTCTACGCGGCGCATATACGCGGAAACGAGGAATCTATCGTCCAATCAGCGTACGGGTTCGCCATGATGCTTGCCGACGCGGCGCGTCAGAAACGGGAGGGCGTCGGCGGCGGGTTTAGCATGGAGACGAAGAACCGCACGGATCTTGGCAATTTTGCACGGGAATTTGACAGCACCGTCCGGACGAAGGACGGCGATGTGCGCGAGATTGCCCTTGTCGTGATGCGGGAGCCCGTCATGTGGATGGTGACCGCCTATTATCCGGCATCGGCGGAGAACATGGACGCACTCATAGAGGAGACTCTCAGCAGTGTGACGGTGGAAAACCTGACGGGGGCGGGTGCAAAACAGATATGA